TGATATTTAGCTGCTATTTATTTATCAGAGTTGTTTTTAGTAGGATACCATGTCAATCCCTGCATCCATTTCTGTATGCCGAGCTGAGCTCGATAGGTAAGATCACCGAGTACGTAACGTTGGGTAATCGCTTCTGCATCGATCATAGCCTCATCTAATGTAGGCCATATCTTTATTATCTTTGTAACTGGGTCGGTCGGCAGAGTTATTTGCATTTCGTAGTTCCGTTTTATAGTGTCAAAGCAAACTTTGGCAATACAACCAACAAATGTGTAGGTTACACTTGGGAACTCCGATCCGTCAAAGCCTTCCCATCCTTTACGCGGTTTAGGGAGCTCCGGGCAGTTCTCAAATAGATAAAGGCTCTTCAACCCTTTAACTAACTTCATTGCGGTAGTTTTTATGTCAGCCTCTGCTGCATCTGTGTATTTTTGTAAGCCTTCCTCGACTAACTCACGAGCTGTCTTCTCAAAACGGAACCAGCCATCATGATATTGATAGGAAAGTTCATTAAAGCGAAAAGCGGCGCTGAATAAGGATAACCCATCCACCTTAATAGCAATTATATACGCAGCTTCCGGAATTATACTATAGCTAACCGCCGATCCTCTGTCTTTGTAGAGTTTAAGACTAACCTGCTTACTTGTTTCAATATCAGTGCCTAAAGTTGCGGTGGAGACTAATGCCTCAAAGTTTAATAAAGGTACGAAGCGAATATCCTCATGACGAAATACCCAGTCGCGTTGCGAGCGAATCTTGTAGGTTGGGTTGTCACCTGCTGTATCATGTGAACCGAAACAACTCATATCTATCTCCTTTGTAGAGCGGCGAGGCTTAATTCCCCGCCGCATATATTATACTGTATATTTAATTAAATTGCGCGAGTCTTAAGAGGAATTGGTGTAACGCCATCAGGCTCAAGACCTAACTTGTGGTAATAGCTGGAAAACACGTATGGCTTTAAGAGATTGGCCAATTCCTCGACATAGCGACGACCGAGGTAGATATTATAAGCCGGGGTACCATCCTTTAATGCACCTGCTTTAACAATTGACCAAGGTAAATCTGTCGCCTCAATAAGCAGACTGTGTAAAGTCGTAACCGACTGAAGGTCAAAGCCACTGGTGCAGATCTGAATAAAACCATAGCTAACATTTCTCGTTCCATCGTCTTGTAAAAGAATCGCGACCATTTCAAGATCGAGCTCTAAGTCCTCAGGTACGATCTTTTTTCCGTTACGATAATATGCCGCGTGTAGTCCAGTTAACAAGGGGTGAGTACGACTAGTCAGTTGGCTGTATGTTTTGCTTACACCAAATCTACCGTTAATGCTGTATACTTTCTCGGGACGTGTGTATGTTCTTGTTTGAGTAATCTGCTCCACAACCGACCGTAGCCAGTTGAAGTAAGCATCGTGACCAATTGTTTTTGCCGTGTCATATCTCGCATTCTTACCTTGTGGGTCGATTATCAAAGAACCGTCGCCAAGAATACTGGCGGTGATGATTTTCATAACACGGTCGAGGTCGTAGTCGGCTGAGTTAAACAGGCCTTGATTGGTGGTTACTGATTGAAGAGTCATTTTGATTTTATCCAATGGCCGATGTAGATTTTTTTAGTGCGTGGGCCAGACGCGAGAAGATAGTGATTATTCTTATCTATCTTTAATATAGCAAGCGGAGTAGTACAAAATGAGCACCAGTTAATCTTGCGGCCAATTGACCGTGATAAATTAACTGATGCTCAAGATTATCAAACTGTATCCTAGCGTTCCGGTTGCTTGAAGTCGTCAATACTCTCGACCCCAAGTTCCATCGTGAGTGCTTTCATGATTTCTGCCGCTACTTCATCGGGATAACGATCACCCTCACGAGCGATGATTGCTTCCTCTAGCAAGTCATTAATTAACTGTGTCATTGACAAAGCGCGTTTGGTTTTGAACGTTTGCATGTTGGCAACAGCCTTGATATAGGCATACAGGTCCCTATTGATAAACAGGACGAGCTTATGACGTTCGTGTAGTAGTTTAGTCGGCATTGGCGTAGAGCTCCTTTCGTAATTCGACTGGGTTGTAGACAACCACACTTTCCGGGACTGCTAAATCGTAGTAGCAGTTCTCAAGAGCCGTTAAAAGTGCGGGATCCGTGACAGTGGCCAATAACGCGTCAAACCGCTCACGGTCAACGCCTCGAAGATTTCCTGACGCGGTTAATACGATCTCAAGATTATCCTCTGCCTGTACTAGATTGATGTTCGCATCCTTCATAATCACTTTGAGCTCTCTCTCAAGATCAGTCTGCATCTTACCGAGACGCTGGCGGTGTTCGTAGAATTTGTGAATCTGTTTTCCCATCTCTCTGATTGTTTGTTTGACATCCAGTTGATCTGGAAAGGTTACATGGATATTAGCCATTCGTTGTTTTCTCCTGTTCGATAAATTTTGAGTCAAAGAACGTTGCGGCCAGACGAAGTCTTTCTGCGAGTAATTTGCACGCTACTGCAATTGCGTCGTCGAATGAAGTTAACCTGTCGATATCAAATTTGTAAAGCAGACACGCTGCGTCTGGAGCGTATTGCGTAGTGAATACGTATGCAGTGTAACCAGACTCTTCCATAAATGATGTAATTACGACGAGTTGATTGTTGCCGTCGCTACTCGTATCAAATCTAATAATACGGTGTGCGAGCGGAGATTTCCGGGGTGGTTTACCATACACTGTCTTAGTCATAAGTCTCCTCCTTACCAATTAGTTTATTCAGTTGATTGAGGATCTCCTCACTCGTAATAATGCGGAGATCATTCCATAAAAGCTGCTGCTGTGTCACCATCCACGCAATTCCACGATGCAACTCATGAGCAGTGCGGAATGTCGCGAAGTCTCGAGCAACATCGTTGTCGATTTGGCCAATACAGAGTATCCATTTCTCGTTTTCAATGTCGGGGGTTATTTCGACATTATACGTCCCCGGCTGATCTACGAACAAGTAATCTCCGCGGATCAGTACTGACTTATTACGAGTCTTTACCTCAGTAGTATTCAGTGCCAGTGTAATTCTCTTCATTAGTAGTATACCTCCTTTTTAGAAATAGTGTGAAAAAAAACTATCTCTATATATACCCTTATTATTTTGTCACCTTCTCAAAGAGATAGCTAAAAAAACTATCTCTATATATACCCCTATTTATTTGTCACCCTGCTAGAGAGTAGTCTAATAGAGAGCAGTCTAAAAAAAAACTCTCTCTATAATATACCGTATTTATTTGTCACTATTGTATAATACATGGTAGTATTACGAATTTTCTGGCCGCCTCTCTTTGCAATCAGCTAAATCAATATTGACATAAAGTTATCCACATGTTATCCACATTTAGCCAGCTCATTTCACAGCATGACATAAAGTTATCCACATGTTATCCACATTCTTAAAAATCCTTGACAGTTCAGTTACAATGAAATTAGGTAGTAGAAATGTATTTTTTCTCTTTTGATATTTCTACTGCCGGTTAAGCAACAGGCTTCCTTGTGGGGCCGCAGCGAAGGAGTAAACAGTATGGATGTGTTTGCGGCTGATATAAGACAATTTAATACCGCATTAGATTTAGAAAAGCATCTGACTCAGTACGACCGTGATGTGGCCGGGTGGGTAACTGGTGCAACATTGCACCACACTTGGAAGCCGCTTGCTTCACAATGGAGAGGGCGATCAACGCTTATGGCCATGATGAAGTTCTTTACTAATGTTCGTGGTTGGGATCGCGGTCCTCATTTATTTATTGCACCTGATGGGATATGGCAATTAACGCCGCTCAATATACCTGGGATTCACGCTGTTTCTACAAACAAGTGTCATTGGGGTATTGAAGTTGTAGGGAACTATGACAAAGAAGATTGGCCAGAAAAAACAAAAGAGATGGTTTACGATACAATATTCACGTTGTTTGCATGGAGAGGGATCACCGTAAATGAGCGTAATCTAGTTGGTCATCGTGAAACTGGTTCACCAAAGACCTGTCCCGGTAGTGCAATCGATATGAACCAAGTGCGAAAAGATTTAAAGCAACGACAAATGATACTTTAAAATAGCTAAAATGGGAGAATTGACCAACATTATTATAATGATATATATAATAAGGTTGGTGAATTCTCCCAAAATAACCCCCCTAAATGGAAGAATTGACCAACATTATTATAATGATATATATAATAGTGTTGGTGAAATCTTCCATTTTGCCCTAAGAGGTATGTTTGTCGTGTAGGTATAGAATAAAAACACACACAGGAGAGTTTATGTAAAATGTCGCCAATCGAACTGAACGACCTTGCCGTATCCATAGCAGAGTTAAAGTCTACTTTGGTGCAGCGGCTTGATGATGTGGTTCGCCGCATCGATGGATTTGAGCGTCGTCTTGACAAACATCAAGACCAGATTGTTGAGTTAAAAAATGAATTGACTTTGTGGAAAGGCGGTCTACTCTTACTGGGTATAATCTTCCCGCTTTTACTTAAGTTCTGGCCAATGTAAAGGAGTTACTATGCCAATACCACAGAATGCTGCTTATCTATTTGATATAGATAACACTCTCTCGGATCCCAGTCATCGAGAGAACCTACTCGGCCAAAATCCATCAGACGTGGAATGGACTGAGTTCTTTCTTGCATCCGGAGCTGATAAGCCAATCGAGAGCACACTGCTTGTCTTACGCGCATTACAGCAAGATTACAAAATTATCGTACTTACCGGCCGAGCAGAGATTGCCCGCGATATAACAGTCAAGTGGTTAAAGCAGCACGGCATCGAGTACGATGAGTTAATTATGCGGCAACCGGGTGATACAAGTTTACCCGCTGTATTTAAGAAAGAAGCATACATGACTCAGATCAAACCTAAGTATACTGTCATGGGTACGTTCGATGACAGTTCTGCTATTGCTACGATGTGGGGCGAGGTTGGTCTAACCAGCTACTTACAACGTAACCCTTAATTCCTACAGGAGCCATTTTAAGCTCCTCAAAATCAGGAGTGGAGTGTTACCCCTCAAAACAGATTCCCGTGCCTCTCAGAGGCTCCTAGGCCCTTTAGCGGGCACGCTAGTTACACTATCATCAAAATAAAAGGAGATACCACAATATGAAACGCTGGTACAAATCAAAGACAATCTGGATCAACGTAATTTCAATGGCCATAATGGCTCTTGGCACCGCAATGAATTGGCCTGAGTTTTCAGGAATGACCGCACAGTTTGTGTTTGGAATTAACATACTCAATCTTGCACTTCGATTAATCACCTTCGAGGGCCTTGAATAGTGCCGCCAGAGAAAGCAGGACGCAAATGGAGATTCATGGTGCGCGATGCTACAGGGCGACATTGGAAGTCATTCAGTGACTATGACGAGTGTCTCCGCGCATGGAATGATTACATTGGCCAATCAAAAACTAAACCAGTGATTGCAGTAGAAGTGCAAGCAATCGAGCAATACAACGACATTGACTCTTTATGGGAATTTGTTGAGGCCAATCAAGTAAATCGCCGTACCGATATTCCTCGAATACTTATGCCAAACGAACCATTCGCTATTGCCTTTATCAGTGATCTACACATTGGGTCTGCCGGTTGTGATTACAAAAAGGCTAGAACTGACGCGGAAATTGTCAGAGATACTCCCGGCATGTACGCGGTATTTCATGGTGATGGTATCGATAATTGGATTCTACCGAAGATGGCAGGTCTGCAACGCAACCAAATGGTTCCATTTGACCAAGAGGTCGCACTCTTTGGTGCTTGGATGAGAACGATTGGAGAAAAGCTTATCTGCGTTGTTGCTGGCAACCATGACAACTGGACCAGTCGCATGAGTGGTCTTGACATTGTGGCCAATGTCACTCCACCGACAACACTCTATGATCAAAACCAGATCCTATTTGATCTGAAGTGGGGTGTAAATAGTTTACGCATCTGTGTCAGACACAAATGGCGAGGTAGTAGTCAGGCGAATCCTACCGGTGGTATGGAAAAGTCTGCCCGTGATCTTGATGCCGATGTTTACGTAGGCGGTCATACACATATCGGTACGCTGTTTCGTTCTTTCGTCGTACGCGGCAAAGATCGTTTAGCAGTCCTCACCGGTACTTACAAAACTCACGATGAGTATGCCGCCGAATTAGGTTTCCCTGAGAGCAGTCATTCTGGCTGCGGAGCTATGGTAGTTGACCCTGACGGTTCAATTACTTGGATACGCGATCTAAAAGAAGCCGCTCGCTACCTCGCATTCAAACGATCGGAGGTTATGGCCAATGCCAAGAACAAGTAAGCCTAGCGATCTGCCTAAATTAGATCTGCCGCAACCAACAGCGAAGCGTGAGAGTTTAAGCGGTAATCGCAATGGATCAAAAGAGTTAGACATGAAGACTGGTGAGTTTTTACCCGGACGCGGTAAACGTGCAAAAGATCACGGCATAATCCCAGAAGTAAAACTCCACTGGATCAAAGTAACTGGCCTTAAACGGGCCTTCCTTATTGCTTACGCTGAGTGTGGTAGTTTTATCACCGCCTGTAACATCGCAAACGTACATCCAAGCAGTGTACGTGGATGGTTGAATAAAGACCCGGAGTTTCTTACGGAGTTTGATATGGCCACTGACAATGCGGTAGCAATGCTTGAAATGGAGGCTCGTCGCAGAGCTCTTGAGGGATCAGATAGACTTTTAGAGTTTCTGTTAAAGAGTCTACGTCCGGAGGTTTACAGAGAACGATATGAGATTAAACAAGAAATCGCCACAGACTACATTATTGACCTCAGCGGGCCAGCCCCAGCAGAGAGTAATCAAGCACTCCTCAGCGACGGAGCCCCAGAAATTATTCTGGAATAACAACTGCCCTTACAAATTATTTGTGGGCGGCCGCGGTAGTGGTAAGACTCGTGGTGGTGCAGTAGAAATACTACGTATGCCCGCAAACTCAAACGCAATGGTCATAGCACCTACTAACATGATGCTTCGCGACGGTGCACTACGTACTCTACTTGAATTAAGTCGGGCCGCTGGTATTTTTGTGGATTATCACACAACACATCAGGAGTTGATTCTTCTAGGTAATCGCCGCATCTATTTTAGATCAGGCGAGCATCCAGACCGCATACGTGGTATTAACGTTGGATTTATTTGGTTTGATGAGCTTTGTTATTGTAAACCTGAAGTATGGCCAATTGCGGTCGCTACCTTACGAGAAGCTCCGCGAAAGGTTATTGCTACTACTACACCAAATGGCAAGGACTTTGTTTATGACATTTTCCATCGCGATTCTAGTAAGTATGCGATCGTTCACAGCGCGAGCAGTGACAATCTTTTCCTCGATGCAGATTATGTAAAAGATTTAGAAGAGAATATGACTGCGGAGCAATTTAGGCAGGAAGGACTTGGTCAATTCATCGATCCAATCGGTGCGGACTTTAATCGTATGTGGTTTAAATACGCAGAACGTGTACCAGATGATATTCAGTGGTATCGGTACTGGGATTTGGCCATGACCACAAAACAGACCAGCGACTTTACTGCGAGTGCCAAACTTGGAATGGATTCAATGGGTCATCTCTGGCTAGCTGATATCATACAGGTAAAGCGAGAGTATCCGGAGATTAAGCAGCTGATTATTGAGACTATGCTATCGGAGCCAGACACGATTGTTGGCATCGAAGAAGCAGTTAGTGGGTTTGCTGCAATGCAAGAACTCCGCCGTTTACCTCAGATTGCGGATATTACATTGCGTGGTATTAAAGTCGATAGAGATAAGCGTAGCAGAGCAATGCCATGGGCCGCAAAAGCTCAGCAGGGCTTGTTTACAATGCTGCATGCAACATGGAACCGAAAGTTCCTTGACGAAGTGACGGCCTTTCCAAATGGAGTACACGACGACATGGTTGACTCAGTTTCCGGCGCGTTGCAGATGCTTTCTCAAAAAAATTTAACATGGGAGATATACTAAACTATGGGACAAGTTTCTTTACCCGCATGGGTCGAGCAGTTGCAGACGCAGGATAAACTGCGTGATACTGCTGAAGCTTACAAGAAGGTTCCGATGCTTTATAGAGCAATCAACCTCCGCGCTGATGCTATTTCGAGTGTTCCTTTTCGCGTTGAACGGAATGGGGAACCAAGCGAGTGGTACTTCAAAACGGATCTGTCCGAATTATTACGCGAAACAGAGATTTCGCTACTGCTCACAGGAGCTGCCTTCTGGTTAAAGATTATGCGCGGGCGCGTACTTGTTGGTTTCAAAGTCATGAACCCATTCACAATGATGGTTACATTAGAGACCAAGGGGTTAAATCCCGCGAACTTACTCGAGTCAATGCGCTTTTCACAGTCGATCAACGGCCAGACCTTTGGACCTTGGACTAGTGAAGAGGTAATTTATTTCCGTGAAAGCTCCTATGATAGCGATGTTGGTCACGGACTTGCTCCCGCACAGGTGGCTATGCAAGCGTGTCAGCAGGCATACTATTTAGAGCGATTCACAGGGGCATTCTTTGAGCACGGGGCGCAGCCAATCACAATCGTATCAGTACCTACTGATACTTCCGAGACTGAACTTAAACGGTTTAGTAAGAATTGGATCGACAAATTCACCGGAGTTGTCAATGCGTTTCGGCCATCATTTATTCGTGGTGGTGACATCAAGACGACGGTCATTACCCCACCGCTGAAGGATTTAATGCTTCCTGAGCTAACTGACCGTGCAATCACTGAAGTGGCCATGGCTCTCAACGTGCCAAGAACGATGCTGGAGGCATCTGCCGCTAATTATGCAACCTCAATGAATGACCGCCTGTCATTCTATCAGGAGACAATTATCCCGCGATTATCGAAGTATCGCCAGACAATTAATAATCAATTGATGAATCCACTTGGCTACGAGTTAATCTTCCAGCCTGAGGCGTTGAGTATCCTACAAGAAGATGAAGCGCAAAGAGCGGCTTCGCTTAAACTGCTCACTGACGCAGGAGTTCCGTTGAACGATGGTATGATTATCCTTGGTTATGACTACGAAATCGTACCGACGAACGTACCTACTTATGTTGAACCTATTGTTGCCGTCAAGCCCACTGAAGTAGCACCCACTCCTGTCGATATGACCCCGCTCGAGACAAGTAACGGCCTACCCATACCAGACCAAGTGCAGACAAAAGACTACACACTGTGGAGACGTAAGGCGGAGAAACGGCTTCTGGCCAATAAGTCACTCGACTTCGAGTTTTCTAGTACCGAAATTGACGTGGAGGATCTAGCGTGGATCCGTTACAATTTACCTGAGTGTAAATCAATCCACGACATCAAGCATCTTTTTGAAGAAGTAAAAGCTGTTGGGGTCAATGATGCCGAGCGACCATTGTACAATTCTATTTACAGCTACTTACGCAAAAAGGGTAATGACTTGTCGCTTATTCTCTCAGCTGGCCAGCTTAGTGAGCTACCACCAGAGTTTTTCTCCGACA